AGCAGTTGTAAGTTGTTGCTGCCAACATAGCTCTGAGCAAGTTTGACTATGGTGTTGGCAAGGTTTTGTTCTCCGTGATGATAAGAAGTAATTTCTGCTACAGCAGCCGCGAACTGTGCAACTTTCATCTCTGCCTTCATGCTTCGAGCTTTTGCGGTATACACAATTTTACGTTGAGATTCTTTTAATCCATCAATAGCAGACGGTAAAGATCTTTTACAGTCATCATGAAAGAATTTGATAAGTTCCGTGTTAAGATGTCTTGAGATTGTAAATTTGACTGTCTGTTCTGTTTCTTCGTCAAGTGTAGGATATACATGTCCTGTGTGCCCGAGAAGCGGTGAGATTGATCTCTGATCATCACCGGCCGAAGATGGCCGGTAGTTAGAAAGCCAATTTTTTCGCTCCGCGCTTTCTTCTTTACCAAAAGCCATAGTAAAGGATCTATCAGAGTTGGAATCTTCGACAAACTGAAGAATTTTTTTACCAAAAACTTGTTTAACTTCGCTTTGTTTAATGGTGCCTAACCCTTTGTGATAAGTAACTTGGGTTTTTTTGGGCAAAGTGTGTGTAGCAGCAAAAGCTTTCCATGTTTTGTCGTCAAAAAAATACCTTTGCCCCGCTCTGACCAGTGGTGTTTTCATACTGAGGACAAAATTGTTCTTGAGGAGAGCAGGAAACAAGGAATGAAAGAAGTTTAACAACAGACCCTCTATGTGAATCCCGTCCGTGTCCGCGTCGGTCAGGATTAAAACTCGTCCATAGTTTAAACGATCCAAAACCTCCGGTCTCCCGTAGTCTAATCCTATAATGTTCATCAGATTCGAGACGACCGTGTTTTTGCTGATGACGCTTGGCGTTGCGTTGCGTGTGTTTAACAACTTACCTCTTAACGGATAGATTCCAAAGTAGTCTCTTCCTTTTCCAGGCAATCCTGTAACCCCTGCAGATATACCTTCGACGCAAAAGGTCTTTGCCGACAGACCTTCACATATGATTAACGTACAGTCTTTACTGTGTTTGGAACCTGCGTAGTTGGCCCTGTCGTAACCGTCAACCTTGACGTGTTTGATTTTGTTGTTGGCTATTTCTTTGACGGCGTTCTTTTTTTCTTTATTCAGCACTAGTTCTTTAAGACGTGTCCCAATAGACCAGCCAAGAATTTTAGTTACTTGTGCGGGTGTGATCGGACTAGCTTGCACTTGCGTTTTGAGCTCGTTCTTTTCCTGGCTTTCGAAGACGGGGTTTGCAATTCTAGTTACCACGAGAAAACGAAAGAAAGGTTTTACGTCTCGGATTGTTAACTGTCTATCTTTTCCTTTCTTACCTACTAGCTTATCTACTAAAGGACGACACACTGCTTCTACCCAAGCCATCACATGTTTACCTCCGTGTTTAGTCCTTATCCCGTTTACAAACGAAATGGCTTCAAACCCGGAAGTTGACGGTACCACAAACACACGTGAAAAGGTATCTGCTAGCTTTAATATACAGCTTTTACTAGATTGTTCAGGACTGTCCATCAAAGAAAAATAGTCTGAAAGTTTGTTTGGAAGCGGTAAAACAGATTTTTGCTTCAAATCTGAGAGTGTATTGTTAAAGGGGTGTTGTATTGTTACTTTTAGTCCGGTAATGACGGATGCGTTGAGAGCTAGTGCAGACAAAAACTGACAAAGATGTGTGTCAATTTGCTGCATTCCAAACCATGCAAAGTCGGGCCACCATACAATTTTGGTGTAACCTTTTCCTTTAGTCTTTGACTTTACCACAACCGCACCAGTATTTCTCATATTATTTTCCCATGTCTGAGTCAATGAAAGTTTATTTTCTGGGTCGTAAGCCTCAACTATAAATTTTTTAGACAAGACATTAGTTAGTTTAGCACCTAATCCGTTTCTTCCTGATGTAAAACGATTTTCATTGTCGTCGTAGTTTGACCCACTGAGCAAGTGACCAAAAATAAGCGTGTGGTTATAAAGTCCGGTGTCTGAATTTATTACAACAGGTATTCCGGCACCATCGTTTTCAACGCTTATTGTATCTTTAGAAATCTCTATTTTAATGTAAGACATCTTAGGTGTTGCTGGACGTTCATTGTTGTCGATCGCGTTAGACAAAATTTCTTGAAAAGTACGGACAAATGCAGGAGATGCCGTAAACTCACACATCCTTAACTTACCTTCTACAAAAACATAGTCACAAGTTCCTTCCTGTTTTCGAGACCCAACATACATGTCCGGACGAGACAAGATGTGGTCAATCGGATCGAGTTTGGTATATTTAGCCATAATAACTGTTTGTTTTCTGAGTTGTTGTTGTCTTTAAATTTCAACTTTCTTTCTTCTCATGAACCGAACACCGTTGTTCTTATTCAATACAAAAATGTATTAAAACTTTACTTTTTACTAGAACGCAACTTCGCTGAGTAAGTCGATTGGTTCAAGCTCTGGGTTAGAATAGACTATAGATAATGGTGTTTGAAGTTGGATGTCTTCTGGATGTATTTTGTCTTGAATATAGCTGATGAACGGTTTGATTTCGCACAGAATTGGAGTTTCGTTGGGATCTAGGATGTTGGATATGTTATCGAGTTGGTTGTTGGGTCTGACGATGATGTGAACAAGTGTGCCGTTGATGTAGTGAGAGAGTTTCAAGCGATTGTTTGGAAGTGTGGTTACTGTGTGGTACCAGTACTGTCTCCACAGCGTTTGCGCTTTAAAAATCTTCTTTTGAGTCTTTATCATAAAGACTAATATCAGGATTTTCATCCACTGTTTTCTGACACCGGCAAGTCGTAGCACCGTCCACATGATGTTAGCAAATGCTATCGCTTTTCTAATCTTCGTGTACACGGTGGGTGTGTATAATCTAACAAAAACGTATAAGTTCATGAGGAACATTATATAGAAGAAAATGAACAACATCGTGTTTATTCTTTGATTTGTTCTCTTTAGCTTATTTCAATATTCTTTCCTTTCCTAGTGATAACTGGTGTTTGCAAACAAAACTCTTTATGAAAAGTTTCAACATCGTATTGTAGTAGTATGTTGCGTTTTAAAAAGGATGAAACTAGAAGGAATCTTTTTCAAAACATACCTGCTGGATAACTACAGCACGATCGCCGACCGCATAGCTCTGCAAAAAGGAGTTCTGCCCAAACACCTACAATTCGATCCTCCGTTGGACGAGTCTTTGCGTATACATGACGAGACGAACGTGTCCGTTACAAATCTTCTCGCGCCTTTTATCGACCAGACAACTCTTACTTTTCCAGACGCTGATGTGCCGAGTGGGTTATCTAGACTAGAAGCTGAAGAATTGTTTATTGTTTACCATAAGGCATTGCAAAATTCTCCTGTGTTGTTAAACTATATACAGAATCTCATAACCCCTAACCCTACCGATGTCTGGAAGCAGCGAAACAAGACAATCACATCTTTTAAATCTGCTCTAACCGCTCTTGAACAGAAGGTGAAAGTACAGCTTGAAGAATTTGAAGAGTTTGAGAAAATTCCTTCTGCACCGTTGGTGCCATATGAACCTAGCAACGTTGTGTTTAATGTTTATTGCGACACTGACACAAATCTTGAAGAACTGTTCAACTCTGTGGTGACAACACAGTCTGTTCCGTATGTTAATTTCAATAGATTTCACAAGATTGTTCACAATTTCCAAACAAACCCAGAACGGTTAGACACGGAGACAGAAAACGCTGTGTTGTTTAAAGTGGATTGTGGTAATTTGTTGAGTTCGTCCGAAGATGTAGCTCCAAGCTTGTTAGGTTCTCTGTGTTCTGCGCCAGCAGCTCCAACGACCTCCGGGAAGGTGTTGGTATCTCGTTTTTACCGTAGATACACGAACGCTGTGGCTGCTATTGTACAAAACAAACTTTTTTTCACTATCGAAATGAAAACCGGGCCTAAAAACGTTACTAGAGAAGTCTTTTTAAACAGACTCTTTGAAGCGCTACCATGCCTAAATCTGCGATCAGTGCTGAGAATAGAAGAAATAGCCACGATCGGTGTGGTTGTGTACCCTTCTCAAGTATTTTTAGCCCCGATATGGGCCGATTTTTGCATGAACACACCTTTATTTTCTAGGCTTCTTGTTGTGGACGAGTCGTTACGAGCTTCTAAAAAGAGACAAGACCTGTACATGTATGTTCTCAACACACCAGACACAGTCAAAATGTTGCCCAAAGAAACAGAACACGCCATGATGTACACAATGAGCGACGAAGGCACTCCGTACATCAAGACAAAAATAAAAACAAGGAAATACGAGGACGCTCTGCGACACCAAGAGATGTTGGCAAAGCTGGTGACTGTATACAACAGACAGTTCGGTTCTATTCTGGATTTATACAGAACATTTATCCCTTCTTTTATGCAGGAAGAAGAAGCTTTGATGCGGGCCAGACTTAAAAAACTAGACGGGATGGATCTTCGAGCCATTGCACCAGACATATTTTTTCCAAACTATAGCCGTAAATGTCTCAAGAAACCTACTGTAGTCTCTGAAGACGAAGCAAATCGATTGATCAAAACGGGTCGCGAAGTTATGCCGTTTCCTATTTTTGGAGAGTCTAGAAAGCGGTACTATATATGTGAACACCCGACACACCCGTATCCGGGTTTGCGAGAGAACCAGCTAGAGAACAAAAAAATGTTTCCCTACGTGCCTTGTTGCTACATCAGAAACCAAGACCGGGAGGGTACACGGCTTCGTTTTTATTACAATCAGGCTCCAGTTAAGGAACAACAATCAGCAGTGCAAGATATTTTTCTTTCTGGTAAAATCTTACCAGCGGGTATGCCTGGAGTTCTTCCAGACAACATCAAACAACTATTTTCAGCTATAGACCCAGATCCAGAAAACCAATTCATGCGCTTCGGGATCAACAAAAACAATAACGCTTTTCTTGAAACTGTTATGCTTGCCATCAATCATAGCAATCTTCAATATTATGATACAACATCTCGAATCGCTTTAGTTGCAAAACAACGAGATGTGCTTCGAGAACACGCTTTACCGTACGCGTATGCAGCAAAGCAGGAATTATACGATGAACCCATACCCAATATTGTAAACAAACTTAAGACATGCAACCTCAGAGTGGTCGAGTTTGTCCGCTCTATTGAACAATTTTTTGATTGTAACATTTTTGTCTTCGCTTCTCACGAAAAAAATACTACAGGATCCTTAATTATACCTGCACACACCCAAACGTACCTAAAAAACACACCTAATCGTCAAGTAGTTTTTGTCTACGAACAAGAACGTGATAACGAATCTCATTGTGAGCTAATTGTACAAAATAAAGCAAACAAACCAAAGACACTCCAGTTCATGACTACCGTCTTCACACCTAACGATCAGGTTGTAAAAAACTTATGGCAAATCTTCTCAGATATGAACAGGTCGTTTAATCACAACAAAGTAGTCTTACCACTTCGGGTTCCTTACATTACAGGACCGGCCTACGGACTTTCAACATTTGATTTGTCTCGTCGCGCTCTTGTCACATCTCAGATTATAGACATTTACGGTAAGGCACGTGTCCTCAACATAAGCGTTGGAAACACAACAGTTTCTGTTGTTTGCGATCCTTTACCTCCTTATGCGGCAGTCAAAGCGACTCAAATCAGCCGCGCACCTTTATCTCTCATTTCTGAGGTAGTAGATAAACTTGGAGCTGTCGTGTGCGAACAACGCGTCTCAAAAGGCCTGGTCAGGGAAGTCGTTGCTACAATGACAGGTGAACGCCAAGAACAAACACAACTAACCGAGACAACAGAGAATGTAGCTAACGGATGTATGTTTAACAAATTCGTGTTTGTATTTTTGAGCTCTGACCCAGGCCGTCTGCAAGGCGTGTCTGAAGTGTATGATGCTGAACAATACGATGATTTATTTTCTCCCAAAAAGACTTTTGTATCTTACTATACCATTTACAAACGAATTGCTAAGATCATCTATCAACAAGCACTTTTCCTCTTTTCCACTTACATTCACCAACAACAAATTTCTCTCAACACCACAGGAATCGACGATCGGGTTTTGGCTGTCTGGGCCAATTCGAACATTTTGATAGATCCAGGATTGTTACAGAGAAGTGATGTCTTGGAACCTCCTTGTCTTTCCAATTCTAGGTTCAACACACCCACACCATTTGTAAAACCTCCAAAGTTAATTGTACCTTCAAGAGAAGTGTTATTAAGAATTGTTTTTATGGTTCGTCTGTATTCCAAAAACAACCTAAGCGCTCTTTTGTCGTTTCGCAACAAAAAGTTTATGGAAGGTTTTTACACAGAGGCGAGTGATTTTACTCTTCATCCTAACCAGTTTGTACTAGACAGTCCAGACGCTGTAAAAGGCCTCATCAATACTTACAATACCGACATGTACATCACAAAAACGATTCGACCTGAATATACAAAACCTTACTTCCTTTACACTTCCATCATACCAGATCAAGTCTTTATAGCTAGAAACGTTTTGGTCAAACAAGACCAGAGACAAGACAAACGCGGGAGGCCTAAGCGCGTGCGGTGGGATTTTGTTTTGCAACACAACCAACAAGGCTCTGTTGCTGTTGCCGAAAGGCAAAAAAAACAGAAACTACCGCCGTTGAAGGAAGAAATGGCTTCTTTCCTAGAATCCGTACCACCACTTCAGACAGCGATTTACATCGTTCGGTTTTGGAATATGTTTCGCTACAATCCCACCAGCGAAGAACTTCAACACACAGTACAAGACAATAAACTTACTGAAGGTGATGTTGACGTATATAGCTGGGTCAGTTTTGACACCGTTACCAACCTCACAAATTATACATCTCCTATATCTGGTATGATCTTTGCTTACAAAATCGACGCACAAGCTAGATACACAGCTCTTCTTCCAATTTCACCACACAACCAAGCATCTAATCTCTGATCATCGTCGGTATATTTGGCACGATACAACTTTGTCAGACTGAAGCAAAACTGTACAGTTTTGTTTATTTTATACTTTACCTTCTCTTCACTTTTACATCTGGACGTATCCGACACGCCACTTGTTCCAAGATTGCAAACAACTTCTTCCTTTCGGTCCTAACACCGAGCTTGTCAAACACAGACTTGGAAGTCACAAAATCCGTCTCCAAGTCCAAGTCTTCAAAGTATCGCTCAAGCTTGCCTTTTATTTGCTCAAAACTGTTCCCTGTGATCTCCAAGTCCGGGTGTCCCACTTTTGTGATTCTTATTGTGTTCAAAGGCTT